TGGATCGTGCTGGGAAGGAGTGGGACATGGAAACATACTCCGAGATGGTGGCCCGGACCAATATTGCCGAGACGCAACGGACTGCGGCTAAGAATCGGATTCGGTCTAGGGACCACTATCTGGCTATGATCTCCGAGGGCACTAGTCAAGTGAGCTGCGAAGCATGTGAGACGTGGGCCGGCCAGGTCGTATCCCTGACAGGATCTGAAGAAGGCGGATATCCTCCCATAGAAGAAGCAGAAGCTGATGGAGTCTTTCATCCTAATTGCGTCCATCGATTAGTCGCTGCTATCGAAGAGGAAGAGGCTCTGGCGGAGGAAGAAGGCGGAGAACAGGAGGAAGAATAAAATCATGAGCGCGAGCCTAGACTGGAAGGGCGATGATATCCTGCTGGAGTGGCAGGAGAAGGCCATTGGATCCTTGCTGGATGGTGGCGAGAAGATCCTGCGACAGGCCATGGGTGAGGTTCCCTGGAGCACGGGAGCGCTGGGTGGTTCGGGAAACGTTCAGCGGGAAGGCGAGAGCAAAGTTGCCATCTCCTTCAATGCTCCATATGCCTGGAAACAACATGAAGATAGCAGCCTACGGCATCCGAACCCCCGAGATCCTAAGTCGTTGGGAGGCCGGAAGGACCACTACCTACGAGATCCATTCTACAATCTTATGGACGAGATCCTGAGCGATCTGGCTGAGGCTCTAGGTGATTAGAATTCGCGTAAGTGACATAGACTGGAGAGAACTGTTGAATTCCTGGACCGAAGCAGATATCCTCTACTTGAAATCGATATGCGATGAGAAGTTAGGGCAGATCCACAGAAGAAAGATCTTGATAAAGAGCGAGTGAGAAAATGCTTCACGGGTTCAGATTATTCTATATCTCTCAAGTCCCTGGCCCTATCCAGGTTACAATCCAAGCCTACATGGCCAATCATATGAATCCACTTCTTCAATGGTTTTATGAAGACATGGATGAGAGCGGCAATGAACATCAGCGGGCGATGATGGTAGGCCGGGACATCACGATGCTTTGTAATTGGGATTATTATTGTGCGCATAAAGGCTGGATGGGGTGATCCAATTCGTAGCTCGGTACCTATTCGGGAACGGAAATGGTATTTTCATGACGATTTCGAAAGGACAGTCTATCATGAACCTCTGCCGCCAGAGGATGAGAGTTTGGATCTATCAGAGATTATTTCTCTCTACTTCCTGTTATGGCTTGAGGATCATTTCTGTGAGCTTGCGGCTTCTGATCTTGCGCCCTGGACACTAGCAGGGATGGGTTGAGATGAGGGAGCTTTTGAGAGTTAAGCGGATCAAGTCTAAGTTCAGAAGAGGCATGCTCCGAAGCGTAAAACAGTATAATGCGGGCGAAGTCGAATCTTTTGATAATGTAGACGACTTCCTATCTGATCTGAAGAGGCCTGAATGAACGACGATATAGCAGAAATTCAAGAATGCCTGGGCAAGCATGATATAGCATGCGCTTGCGTTCGGTTCAAGGATGGTCGGACTCTTGAAAATGAGTGTTCTTGTCGATGCATGAGGCTGCTAGATAGAGATGACCGATAGGCAATTCTATTTCTATTGTGCGGTGATGAGTCTGTTTTTAGTTATATATGGACTTATATTTATATTTCTATTAGATTTGATGAGGTGACTAAGACATGGACATTAATCTTAACCTTGTGATAACTATCCTGCTGGCAGTTGGTGGCCTTCTGGCTGCGGTTTTCACAGAGAAAAAGTACCGAAAGGCCAAGGACAACGTGTTGGAGGTCATCGGAGACACGGCAGATCTCCTGGCAATGGTATACAAGATGGCAAAGAGCGGGTCCTGTGATGAGGCCTCTCTAAATTTGGTCGCAAGGAAGACCGAAGAAGTCTGGGGGGATCTGCAGGCTCTGGGCCCGAGTTTCGCTGATCTGCTGAGCTCCAAGTCGAGCATTGCCAAGGTCCTAAGCAAGAAATAAGGAGCTAAAAGATGATCATCAGTAACGATATGCTTTTCTATGCGTTCCTCTTCGCTGCGACTATGTTTTTGATTGCTGCTTACGTAATCCGGGCTCTTTATCATCGGATGGGCATACTCAACAAAAGCCTAAATGTAGCCATAAAAAGCAAACAGGAACTGCAATCGATATTAAAAGAAACAATGTTAAAAGAGGAACGGCTACAGAGGTCTCTTGATAAATTGGTCATGCGCAGAACGGAACTCGTGGGTTGCTTGAACGCAGCGCAGACGGATGAGGACCGAGCCGCCTGTTTCAAGAAACTCATGGAGGATTAGATCCCATGGACGGCAATATCCTGAATGCTGGTGCATGGGGTTTTACTGCCGCTATTTTTCTTGCCATGGCTTGTTGGGTGGGCAAGCTTCGGGGTGCTGTCCTCTGCGCTCTCAATAGGCTGGAAGAATTGGGGGAGGGCATGTCACAATGGGGCGAGGATGAGTCGGCCAAGGAGTATGCTTTGAGACTCTTGAAAATGTCGCCTGACGAGCTAGAGCATGAGATAGAGACAGGCAGGCTCATCAACCGCTGGGGTCGCGAAGTTGCAGCAGTTATCGAGGGCCTGAGAGCATCTGTTCCTTTTTTGAGGTGACACCGTGGATCTGTATTCCCAAAAAGCTTTCCGGGTGGTATTTTATGGCTGTCTCCTAATGGTAGCTTTCTGTTTGGTCTGTGCCATCCTATCGGTATCCCTCTCAGCTCCATCTAGGGGGAATATCCTCGATACCTCAATCAAAGGCTCGGGGAGTGTGGATATGCGCCATGACTCAGAACGCAGTTCCGATCTAGCCATGGCTGAAAATGCATCTGTCATGTATGATTATTCCCGAAAATGGGGGGCAGAAGGCTCAAGTGACCCCGAGACCGCCACCAGCAGCTTTATTATCACGGGTGGAAAGGGTGGCCACAAAACTCAATATGCTGTGCATGGCTCTGGAGCTGAGCACAAGGTAGAGTACAGAGCCACAAAGATCAGCGGCGACGTTTCTTTTGCATCCGAGATAACTCTCACAGCAAACGAAGCTGGTGGAGAAAACTTTGATTCTGTGATTGAATTTGATACCTTAAACGGGAATGCCACGATTCGGGGAAGAGTTTACAATTCAAAAGAAGGCAGACCAGCAACGATAGAAGAACTAGATGCGGTCGGACGATATCTACTTAACCACCATCTGAATGTCAGCAGCATACCAATCACTCCCGATAGCTGGCTAGACTTCTGTTCATTGCTAAATCATGATGTTCCGGAAATGCCCGATGGCATCTACATAGCTCCACTCGGTTATGATCTCGTCAAGGGAAAGCTGGTCAGGCAGCAGAATAGCAGTTCAAATCTAGGGCCGACCTGATGCTGCTATTCATCTTATCTACTGTTATCTGGGCTCTCGTCTGGATCTGCCTGTTTCTCTGTGCGGCAAATTGGCTGATGAACAAATCCAAGCGATGACATGGTACTGCGATGCCCACAAGCGAGAGATCCCCGAGAGCGAACTGTGGCGCTGCCGATGTCGGTTCCCTGAGAAACAATGTTATTGGTTAAGAAAGGTGTCTGATTGATGAGGTTACTTCTTAAGTCGGGAACGGTAATAATAGATAATTCTTGTGATGTCGCCACCTGGAAAGAGGCGCTTGCCGATCCAGACAGGATCATCACTTACAGCACCGATGAAGATGGCCTGATCATCTTCAGGTCATCGGAGATCGCAGAGATTCGGTTCACGGCTGAAAATGTCGAAAAAAGTATGATAATAACATGACTGTAACCGACGTCCTGCAAGATATCAAGGATTACTTTGTCGCTCATAGCCTGGGCACATTTGGCACTAATCTCTTCATAGGCTATATGCCCCCCGATCCGGATCAGGTCACAGTTTTAAGGGCAGGCGGGGCTTGGGGGCCAGTTGATCACCACAGCGCCGGGGCAAAGCCTTTCGTTGATTTCGATTGCCGGGCGGCTGATTCAGCAACAGCCTTCGGGATGGTCCAGGCCATCCTTACAGCCATGACGGATCTACATGATCTAAGTATCAACTCAAATCATTATATCTTAATCTCATCCCAATATGCCGGACCTCAACAGTTCTATCCCTGGGATGACAAAAACCGTGTCATCTGGTCCGGGACGCTCAAGATTATGATGAGGCCTATCTACATGGCTTCATCATATTGAATTAAGTTTTAGAAATAAAATATGAGGTGAAATAAGAAATGACAACTGAATCTATATCGGGATTGGACGGCGGGCTCTGGATAGGGTCCGACAAGGTAGCGGAATGTAAAGACTTGACCCTGACGATAAACCACACTCCGCAGGACGCGACATCCGCAGACTCGGCGGGGTTCGAGGAATCCGTGGGCGGCCTGCGAAACTGGCAGATATCAGGCGGATTTAACCTGATCGTCGGAGACACGACTGGGTATGAAGTGCTCGAGACGGCTATTCTGACGGGAGTTGCCGTGGCTTCGGTGAAGGCCAGATCATCTGTAAGCGGCAAGAACTATTCAGGTTCGGTGATGGTGACTCAGGCTCAACTCAATCTGTTCGACCTCCGCAATCCGCAGGGCGTTAAGTGGACCCTCAAGGGCACTGGTGTTCTCGGCGAAGCGGCGAGCTGATGGTGGGGGACGATAGTCCATGCCTTCTATAGTTCGATCAGGTTTAGATGGGGCGTTCTATCGAGACGATCCTCGCCCCTATGTCCTCACAGCCTGGGGCAGCAATAAGGATCTATGCTTCAGCTCTCAGGTGGGTCTTCTCGGATCGATCACTATCGTAGTCTCTGGATCCGAGACGCCGCTATCTGTCAGTGTGGTAGAGGATGCGGTAACAATAAACAGCGAAACCAATGTGGGTGGTGATGCCGTCAGCACTGCCCAGGAGGTCATGGATGCCGTAAATGTCCATGCCACCGCCAAAGGAAAATTCCATGTCCGTCTCCCTAACTACTCAGACGGTTCAGGCGTCGTGGCTGCTATAACACATACCCACGCAGCAGATGGCACAGCATTCAGCCAGATAGCCCTAGCGGATTCGGGAGACCATCATATCTATCAAGCAGCCATGGGGTATCGATACTGGGATACGAGCGAGACTCTTTTGATCCAGAAGAGGATTCATAATTCGGGTGATTGGGTCACCGTCTATCCTCTGGTCTACTACATCTCCGGGAGAGTCTATTTCGCTGCAGCATTGAACAGTGACGATGTAGTCCGGGCCACAGGAACGAGGAGAGCGGAAGGCAACTTCCAGAAGCTCTTCAACATGTATGCTGGCCAGTTGACGTTCAATCAGGTTTCTCAGATTGCCACAAACGATGATAGCGGCGGCTTTGAGGAATCTGTAAGAGGCTTGGTAAACTTCCAGTACACGGCTGACACCTACTATTATGACGATCCGGCCCAGGAACAGCTCGACCTCCAGGACATGACTACCCATATCGTCTTAAAGGCATATGAGTACAAGACTGGAAACATAGCCTTCATAGGGTATGGCTACATCTCGGCTGATAGCCTGATATTCTTCAGCACGAGGAACGCACAGAGCAAGAAAGTCACCTTCAAGGGCGATGGCGAGCTTTATCCCGAACTAGGGGTCTAAGTATCCAGACCCCATGATCTTTCCCCCTAGGGCACTACAGAAATTATTAAAATGGTGATAATTTTGTTAAAGAAGAACATTGACACTGAGGCCAAGAAATCAGAGGAAGATCTGACCGGTCGGAAGGGTATAACGGTAATGTTCGATGAGCTTCATGAGCAGGAAAAAGAAAAACGGCAGAAAGTGCCTGTTAGGCAGACAGAACCCGACCCTTGCCCCCATCTGGAGGAGTGCCGCGAGAGTTTGAAGGTGCTCTTCTGGAAGGACGGCACGGGCGATGGCTATGACTGTGGAAAGTGTGATGCTGGCCAGAAGTTTAGGAAGATGATTTGATGATCAAGGAAAAGGAAAAGGAAAAGAAAGAGACTATAGAGGATAAAGCAGATCTCACTGGCCGAAAAGGCATAACAGTGATGTTTGACGAGCCCCGATTCCTGCGGCTGGATCTGCTTGGAGTAGCCTGGATTGAAGATAATGTCCTGCCTGGGCGAGCCCTCCCGATTGATGTTATTATGTCCAACCTGGGCAGAATTGGATTTTTGAAGGTCATCCTGCAGGCTGCGCTGGGACTTGTCCATAATGAACCTAAGGTCAAGGCGGACAAGATCCCTGAAATCTTTGAGGCCTACATAGAGAACACAGGCGATCTTGAGGATCTCAAAAAGGTTCTCCAGGAGGTTTACTCGCTATTCGCAAAAAACCCTACGAAGATGGCCGAGGAGAGGAGACTCGCCGAGCAGATGAAAAAGGCAGAAGCTTCTGGCGAGAAGTAGCCCGCCAGGGTCTCGAGGTTATAGGCCTATTGCCGGATCAGCTCTACTCCTTGACTCTTTTCGAGCTGAACTCTCTCTATTACCATCGCCTACGACAGGACCGCGAAGGCCACTACAACGCCTACCTGAATGTCTGGATGCAGGGAGGTAAGGATAAGCCACTTCTCATGACGCCCGAAGAATTCTCGCCCCTCCCAGGCGATCCTGGCTGGAGACCGCCAAACCCAAAATCCGAACCTACTATCCAGGAGCACATAGACTTCATGAAGAGGATGGGGGAAGGCGGGCCGGACTAGGTAAATAATTTTGGAAAGAATCCGTCCTAAAAACCAAAATTTCTATAGGAAGTGACAAATGGCTGGCGAAGTTGGAAGTCTGAAGGCAACTCTTGAGTTCGATTTAGGTGACGCAAAGAGCGTCCTGGATGACTTCAGGGGCTCTTTAGATGAGATAGTGGATAAGCTCAACGAGCGTCTCTCTCTGGAAGTCGATGCGGGCGGTGCTACTTCTGCGCTGGACGATGCTATAGGAAAAGCCGACCAGTTCAAGGATACGGCAGATTCACTGAAAGGCACAGAGATCTCTGCCGACTCATCCGGTTTTACTTCCGCCGTAGATTCCGCTGGCTCGTCTACTGATGCTCTCTCTGGCCAGCTTGCGGGACTTAAGAGCACTATAGACACCGCGTTTGATATTGCTGTGGTTGCAGCCTTTGCTGCCGCAATTTGGGAAGCCGGCGATGCTGTCATGGGCCTGGCCGAGCAGTTCGCCACGATGCAGGATGC